ACGTTTAGGTAGTAGTAAAAAAACTACAAAGATTGGTGGTAGAAAACGTAAAACTACTAAGAAGGTTACTAAGAAAACATCTCGAAAAAAGTAGAATCTAGTACGTTTATAAAAAATTTATATTAGAGTATTTTAATTTATATTCTAATATAATATAACTATGAAAGTTAAACAACCAATTGAGTTAAGTGGTGGTAAAAAAAAGAAAAACAAAAATAACGGTCAGTCAAAGAAACGCCGTACAACTAAACAAGATGAAGAAGAGAGAAAACTTGAGCAAATATATCAAAAAACAGAGCGGGCAATAGAAAAAGCAGCAGATGAAGCAGAAAGAGAAAGCCAACGAGCAGAGCGGGAAGCTGAAAGTGACGACAGCGGTGATGGTAATGGTTCATATTCTGTACGAACACGTGGACCAAAATATGTAGCTGAGGATGAAGATGGTGAAGGTCCTGATTCTAACCGTAGGGAAAGAAAAGTAGACCATAGAAAAGGAATACCAAGAAGAGGAACTGAAGAGGCATTTAGTCATCAAAATTGGACAAACTCTGTAATTGTTAATGAAAATTATCGCGATCCTGAAGAGGAGGCTAGAAGAAGAGCAATATACGAAGAAGCAATGAGAGAAAGAAATTCCGCATCTTCAAATTCATCATCTTCAAATTCCTCATCTTCAAATTCATCCGCAGTTCCCTCTCCATCTTATACAAGCAAAAATAATAAAGTTTTAGCAAATTTTTTTAAGCCATCTCCAAAAAGTAAAATAAGAAATGCTACTAAAGAATTAAAAGAAAGAGAAGAAGAAAGAAGAAATCCGAAACCTAAACCTGCTAAAATTTATATACGAGATTATGCGGACGAAGAAGAATTTTTTGAAGCTGCTGCGGATGATACATTTGGTGGTAAAAGTAAGGCTCGTTCTAAAAGAAGAACTACTAAGAAAACATCTAAGAAAGGTGGTAAAGCAACTTTAAATAGAACTAGTAAAAAGAATTCCAAGAAAGGTGGTAAAGCAACTTTAAATAGAACTAGTAAAAAGAATTCCAAGAAAGGTGGTAAAGCAACTTTAAATAGAACTAGTAAAAAGAATTCCAAGAAAATATCCAAAAAAGGTGGAGCAACCTTAAGTGGTGGAAAAAAAAGAAGAACTACTAAAAAAACATCCAAGATAGGCGGAGCAACTTTAAGTGGGAGAACTACTAAGAAAATATCTAAGAAATTATCCAAGAAATTATCCAAAAAGGTTTCTAAGAAAACATCAAAGAAAGGTGCTAAAATATTAAGTGATGGTAAAAAACGTAGAACTACTAAGAAGGTTTCTAAGAGAACTAGTAAAAGAAAAGCAAGTAAAAAACTTGTAAAAAAATAAGTTATAAATAGCTAAAAATAGTATATATTAGAATAAATTACAAATACTTAATTAAAAATAATAAATAATAATATAAGTTTAAATATTATTATAGTTTTTTATTTTATATATATTATATTATATATAAAATGCAAAGTAGCGAAATTGACAGTAAAATTGCCGAAATTTTTGGTGGCAAACGTCGCAAATCATCTAAGAGCTATCGTAAGGGTGGTGCTTCAGGTGGTTTAAGTGGTGGCAAGAGACGTCGTGCCTCCAAGAAGGGATCCAAGAAAGGTTCCCGTAAAGGTGGTGCTTCTGGTGGCTTAAGTGGAGGCATGAGTGGCGGTAAAAGACGCCGCTCTCGTAAATCATCCAAGAAAGGTTCCCGTAAAGGCGGTGCTTCTGGTGGCTTAAGTGGGGGCATGAGTGGCGGTAAGAGACGTCGCTCTCGCAGAGCATCTAAAAAAGGCGGTGCTTCTGGTGGCTTAAGTGGTGGCCGCAGACGTCGTGCCTCCAAGAAAGGATCCAAAAAAGGTTCCCGTAAAGGTGGTGCTTCTGGTGGCATGAGTGGCGGTAAGAGACGTCGCTCTCGCAGAGCATCTAAAAAAGGTGGTGCTTCTGGTGGCTTAAGTGGTGGTCGTAGACGTCGTGCCTCCAAGAAGGGATCCAAGAAAGGTTCCCGTAAAGGTGGTGCTTCTGGTGGCTTAAGTGGGGGCATGAGTGGCGGTAAGAGACGTCGCTCTCGCAGAGCATCTAAAAAAGGTGGTGCTTCTGGTGGCTTGAGTGGTGGCCGCAGACGTCGTGCCTCCAAGAAAGGATCCAAGAAAGGTTCCCGTAAAGGTGGTGCTTCTGGTGGCATGAGTGGCGGTATGAGTGGCGGTAAGAGACGTCGCTCTCGCAGAGCATCTAAAAAAGGTGGTGCTTCTGGTGGCTTAAGTGGTGGCCGCAGACGTCGTGCCTCCAAGAAAGGATCCAAGAAAGGCTCCCGTAAAGGCGGTGCTTCTGGTGGTATGAGTGGTGGCATGAGTGGCGGTAAAAGACGTCGTGCTCGCAGATCATCCAAGAAAGGCGGTGCTTCTGGTGGCTTAAGTGGTGGCCGCAGACGTCGTGCCTCCAAGAAAGGATCCAAGAAAGGTTCCCGTAAAGGTGGTGCTTCTGGTGGTATGAGTGGCGGTAAAAGACGTCGTGCTCGTAAATCATCTAAAGGTGGTGCTTCTGGTGGTATGAGTGGTGGCATGAGTGGCGGTAAAAGACGTACTGCTAAAAAAAGTTCTAAAAGACGTATGTCAAGAGGTTTAAATCCTAAAATGGCTAAATATCAAGAATTAAATAAATTAGTTCGTGAACATAGCTCAGACAAAAGTGTCGGCACTGTTGCCAAAGCCGCTAAAAGAGCTTTAGAACATGGTAAAAAAGATCACCCTGATGATTTCATGGCCGCTGTAGATGCTGCTAAGAAAGCATTCAAAGAAAATCCCTCAAAATTCATGTAAATTTATGAAAATTTTATATATAAAATTTTTATAAAAAGATAATTATTCCTTAAGGATATTAAATTGATCACCGTCATTTAATATTTCTAATACAGATGGCTTTCGATTATTATTTTTTCCAAACACATCAAATGCCTTCGATGCTCCAATATCAACTCTCCATATTTTATCTCCACATGTACTATTAATACCCTTTTTAAGCTGAGGTGTATGACCAATAACTAATCCTTTGGTTCCTTCCCATATATTTAGTGTATCTTTTAAAGGATTACAATTTTTATCAGATAATGGTAAACCTGATGGTAAATGTCCAAATAAACGAGCCCAAAATGGTGACTCTCTTGGTGTATTTAATAAATAATCTATATCACTATCCTTATCAGTTATCTTTTTTAATAACCACTTTCTTATTAAATTATTAATTTCATTCACTTTGTATTTTTTAGCTAATTCAGGTACTATGCCACCATGAACAAATATAAAACTACCTACTATTACCGCTGATTGACGAGTACATGCTAATCTTTCATTAATTTTTTCTTTAAAAGCATATCTTCTTCCTTCAATACCATCATCAAAAGTTTTTCCTTCCTTTCTAAATTCTTTTTTTTGATCTTTACCTTCAAAATCGCTATTATGTACACCTTTATATGATACATAATTAACATTTCCTTGATAATTCATTATTTCGTGATTACCTAATAAACTTATAACCATTCCATTTTTTTTTCTAGCAAGTTTATTTAATTCTGTAAATAAATCTAATATTTTTACATCACTATGTTCATCATCTACTGTAGCATCTTCATCAATTACACAAACAGTTCCTTCTCCGACTGGTCTACATCGATCTACTTGATCACCTACTTGTACTACAACAGTATCATTACCAATCCATTTATAATATTCAATTGTTTTATCTTCATATGTGATTTGTAAAGTATTTTTCCCTTTATTTGTTTTATCAATAACTTTAGAAATTAATAAATTTTTTATTGTTAAATGTAAATCTCCGTGTACATCTCCAATCGCAATTATTCTATCTCTTCTTGCCAATGTATCTGGAATTGCCGTATATCCATGGCAATCACTTTTGAACTCACTGGAATATGAATCATTTGGTGAAATATCATTTGTCTTTTTTGGCATTTATATAATAATATATATAAAATAAAAACCTAAAACTATTAACTCCTTTAACCTTTAACCTTTTTTACCATCTTTAACCTTTTTAACCATCTCTTACATGTGTTTATTTTCTCTTAGGAAAAATAATTTGTGTTTTAGGTGTTACTTTTTCTAATAATTTATTTAATAATTTATCAGATATTTTCTCATTTACATATAAATCCATTACATCTTCTGGTTTTATTAAATCTAATACTGAATTAGATTTTAATTTACTTAGTCTATTTTCTTGACCAGCATTTATTCTTCGATCTTTTAATAATTTACTTAATATACTGTTTGATAATAAATTATCTGATTTACCAGAACTTGTTGATTTTGATGAACTAACTGATTTAGGTGAACTTGATGGACTATTATTTGATGGTTTAGGTGATGCTTTAGGTGAAGATTTACCAGTATTAAAATTTTTAATTTGTTTGACTACTTTAGGTGTTGATAATCCCATTGATTTTGATAATTTTCCAGTTTTTACAGCAAGATCAGTTAATGGTTTTGGCATTACTGCTAATCCTCTTTCTAAAACTTGATTGAGTCCATTTACTAATTTGGTTAATGCTTGATTTAATGAATTATTCTTAGATTTTTTACTTACGTGTTTTGTCTTTGGAGAATGTTTAGAGATTAGTCCATTTTTATACATTGAAACTAAAATAACATTTGATCGATGTTTATTATGAGTGTTCATTGTAACTACAGTTGCTGTTAACATTAAAATTGCTAATGGTACATTTTTAGTAGCAACATAATATATAAAACCAATTATAAATACACGACTTAATGGTGCGTCAAATAATCTTAAGATATCGGTTGTTAAACGTGATTCATTAAGACTTCCATATAATAAGATTAAAACGATTATAATGATAAAAAAATATTTATTATCTAAAATATCATTAATTGTTGTGTCTATATTCATTGATGCTCCGCCTACAAAATTTTCTACTCTTTCCATTTATATTATTATTAATATAATAAATTATAAAAAATTGATATATATAATACATAAAACTAAAATATTATATATAATTAATAATGGCATTAAATATTAGCACCACTGGATCTTATATTTTAAAAAAATCAATTAGCACTGAGGTTATAAATCTTATAAAAAAAGAATTAAATATTCTACCAAAAATAACGTCTGATTTTGCAATTGAAAAAAATGAACCATTTGATATTTTTGCCGAAACTACCGATAAACTATATATTCCTAAATTTTATGGCTTGAAAAAATTTACAAAAGTTATAAATACAGTTAAGCCTACAAATCCATTAGATTTAAAATTTAAAGGTGAATTACGCGACTATCAAAAAGATATTGTTAATATTGTTCTACCTAAAATAAAGAAGGATGCCGGAGGATTATTATCGGTGCCTACTGGTAGGGGCAAGACAGTTTTAGGTATATATTTAGCAACAATCTTAAAAGGAAGAACACTAATTGTAGTCCATAAAGAATTCTTAATGAATCAATGGATTGAAAGAATAAAACAATATACAGATTGTACAATTGGAAAAATTCAACAAAATAAGATTGATATTGATAAAGATTTTGTTGTTGGTATGTTACAGTCTATCGCCATGAAAGACTATGAAGTAGATATTTTTTCTAAATTTGATTTTGTCATATATGATGAATGTCATCATTTGTCTTCACGAGTTTTTTCCCAAGCCCTTCTAAAAATTAATACACCTTATACACTCGGATTATCGGCAACTCCAAATAGATCTGATAAGACTGAAAAAGTATTTTATTGGTTTCTCGGAGAGATGTTGTATAAAGAGGAAGCCCAATTAAAGCATAAAGTGAAGGTTGAAATATATAATTATAATGTAAAGGATCGTAAATTTAGAGATATAATTGGTAAAAATGGTAAATCAATTCAACCAATTGTGGTTACTAATCTAAGTGAAATTGATAAAAGGAATACTTATATTTATGATCTAGTTTATAATCTTAAAGAAAAGGATCCATCTAGAAAAATTCTAATATTATCAGGCAGAAAGCTACAATTAGAGAAATTAAATGAAATGTTTAAGGCAACTTTTGAAGGAGATATTGGTTTCTATGTTGGAGGAATGAAAGAAAAAGATCTTAAAATATCCGAATCTAAAGATTTAATTTTGGCAACTTATGAAATGGTAAGTGAAGGTTTGGATATCCAAGCATTAGATACTATGATTATGTGTACACCAAAGTCTAGTATTGTTCAAACAGTTGGCAGAATCTTAAGGAAGAAACCAGAGGATTACGAGAATCAACCTTTAATAATAGATATTGTAGATCAAATACCGTCTACTATTTTTCAAAGTATGCCACGAAAAAGAGTTTATACTAGTCGAAATTATGAAATTACTTATTTTGATGTTAAGGAAAATGTTGTTGAGAAGACATGGGAGTATGATTATAGTAAGGAGGAAAAGAAGAAAGAGATTAGTAAGATGAATCAGGGGTTTATTGATTCGGATGAAGAGAAACCTGTTAAAGTTAAAGTTGGTATACCACCAATAGTTGATAAAGTTAAAGTTGGTATACCACCAATAGTTAGCAAACCAGAAATTAAAGTTAAAACTGGTATACCACCAATAGTTAGCAAACCCGAAATTAATGTTCAATCGAGTATACCACCAATAAGTAAACCGGTTAAAGATGTTCAAGTTGGTATACCACCAATCGTTAAACCAGAAATTGAAGTTCAAGCTGGTATACCACCAATAAGTAAACCAGTTAAAGAGGTTAAAGCTATCATTCCATCCGATCAAGAAGCCGCCGACGCATTTAAACTATTAGAACCAAAAATAGAAAAGAGGGGAAGAAAAAAGAAAATAAGTACAATTTAATTTATTTATCTATAGTATATGTCTTATACTATAGACGGTTATTATAGCAAAATAAATCTCTTTCAAAAATATGAACCAATTTTAGAAAAGTTTGAGATACCTAACATTAAACCTATGTTAAAAGGATTAAAAAAAGATATTAGTACTGCGGTTGATAAATTAACTGATGATAATATTAATTATAGATTATCAAGTAATATACCTATTAAAACATTTGATAAAAAGAAAAATCCTTTAGAAATTTCTATTAATAATAAGAATGAAGTTTGTTTGGTTAAGAATAATGTGTTGGTTTGTGTGGATGAAGAGAGTTTTAAGATTAAAGATAGTTAAAGTTTAAGTTAAAGTTTGTATACCCAATAATTTAATACCATCAAGCGATTAACCATCTAACGATAACCATCAAGCGGTTAACCATCAAGCGATTAACCATCCAGCGATTAACCATCCAGCGATTAACCATCCATCAATTAACCATCCAGCGATTAACCAACTAGCGATTAACCATCCAGCGATTAACCATCCAGCGATAACCATCCAGCGATTAACCAACCAGCGATTAACCATCAAGCGGTTAACCAACTAGCGATAACCAACTAGCGATTAACCATCCAATGGTTAACCAACTTTAACTAGTATACTAACTTTAAAATGTATACCAACTTTAAAATGTATAACTAAACAACCCATATATCTGAACATCAGATTCACTCTTATCATTCAAAATAACGAACGTCTTACTTAATCTAGCCAATAATTTTATTCGTATTGGTTCTTCTATATCTACAATTTTAACATGATTTATCATATTAAAAATTATATCAATATTTGAATAACCATTATTTTTTATTAATTTATAATTTTTAACACAATCATAAAATTCTCCTTCCATTATAGCAATTAACAATTTGTCTAATAAATTCTTTTCGATTTTATTAGTCATTAAGGTTCGAAAATTCTTTTTATTTGACTCACTCAAACCTTTGTTTATAACTTCTAAATTAATTAAACATGATCGCATATCACCTTCGGAGTTTGAAATAATCTCGTTAATTATACTATCCTCAATTGATATTTTTTCTATTTTACAGATTTCTTTCAATCTTAATTCCATATTCTTTTCATTAACTCTATTAAACTTAACAATTAACGATTTGCTTTGGATTGATTCAATTATTTGAGCTGAATCATTACATGTAAAAGTAAATATTGTTGTATTATTATATTGATCAATTAAATCACTAATAACATATTGAGCTTTAGGTGTTATATTATCCGCTTCATCAAATATAATAAACTTCTTTAAGGGATTCCCACTTTTATCGGTAACTATTTTTTTACAAAAATGAATAATCATTTTATCAACGATGTCTAATCCACGATTGTCGGAGGCATTTAATTCTAGAACAGCATCATTATAATATTTACCAGTTACTTGTCTAGCAAAAGCTAATAATGTACTGGTTTTACCTACTCCTGGACTTCCTGCTAATATCAAATTAGGATATAACTTGGTTTTAATAATATTATTGAACTTATCTCTGAGAATTTCATCGAATAAAATATCGGATATCTTATGCGGACGATATTTTTCTATCCAAGGTAAATCGTCTTTATTCATTAGATTAATGTATGAATATTTATTTAAGTAATAATTATATAATTCAATTATTTTAAAATTATATTATTACTATATGAATACCTATGAGGAATATAAAAATAGTAAAATAAATTTACTTAATAAACTTTCAAAATTTTCTAGTTCCTTATCAAGGTCAACCAAAGGACAGACATCTAAGAAAAAAGAGAATACTTTTATTAGTATAAATGATTATTTTGCGGATACATTAAGTGATGGACCATATGCTGATCCAGGCACAATTAATTATAGTTTTTATAGTTTTGAAAATATTAATAATTATATACGAATATTAATTGATGAATTAGGATATCATAAAATAGTTTGTATGCCAAGTTTCTTAACTAGACATAATTCATCAGTTATTCGAAATGCTATAAATTATAATAATACTTATGATTTTCTTCTCATTGATGAACAAATAACTAATGAAATAGAAGCTTGTAAATCAAAAAGGTTTGTTTATATTATTCTAACCATTATGGAAGATATGTATAATTTTGGACATTCAAATATGTTAATTATTGATAATTATAAAAATACGATAGAAAGATTTGAGCCATATGGTGAATCCTTTTTTAACGGTAAGAATGTTAATAAAAGAATTGATAAAAAATTTTCTAAAAAGTTGCTAGCTGAATTAAATTTAAATAATTTTTCATATATATCACCAACTAAGATTTCACCTAAAATTGGTCTTCAATCAAAAGCCGATGCATATGATGGACTATGTGTTACCTATTCATTAATATATTTACAACTTCGATTAATGAATCCAGATATAAATCAAAAAATAATTATTAAATATTTACTATCTAAAAAAAAGAATCAAATTATTAGTATTATTTTAAGATATGCTAAATTCGTAGAACAAAAATTAAAGGAAAATAGAAACATGATATTAAGAGAAAGTCATAAACTTTATAATATTGATATTCATAAAATTAAGAATTTTATTCTAGTAAACGATAAAGGAATAGAATCTATTACTTTATAATTTAATAATATTTACAAGTAAATGTTATTAAATAATGTTATTCTGAGAATGATTTAGTATCTGCGCAAAGAAATCCTCGTCCCTCCGTTTTGGATGATCCAATATGTTCCACCAGAACATACCTTGGATCAATCCATAAATGGCGTGACTCCGCACAATCAAACAGTCTCCCGCCTTCCGAAACCAATTCCCTCGCGTAAGCAAGAGCATCAGATGGTGTATTTGCGGTTACCATCAACATGCGCAAGATTTTCCAATTAAATGGATCCCGGAGAGGAGAGGGATTCGTGCGGAAAGGATCACCTTTTGCTGTAAGTCGAAACGTTGATGGGGTCGCAGCCTCACCAAAGGTGCTAAAAACCACGGCGTTGTGAGCTGCTACCTCGGCAAAAATAGCTTCAGACTCGGAGACTTTGGCCCTTCTTTCTTCTTCTTCAGCAGCGGCCTTCTTGCGAAAATATGCATCAGCATACTCACGATATTCCTCAGGTGAATTAAAGAAATCCCAGGTGCGACCCCGATTGACTACTAGCGATTTATAATCTATACCTGTTGAGGTTACAGAATAATAAAACGAATTTGTGGCATCATAGCCAATTACTTTGGATAGATCATAATAAGATTTTGGTTCTTTAGGACCAATAAATTTCCCTGGATAAGGGGGCGATAAGCTAGAATTACTCATCGAAATTTATATATTAGGACAGTCTATTAAAAACAATTTCAATTTTTTTATGATTCATTATAAAAAAATTAGGATGAGTCGCAGACAAGTCTCAATTTTTTTTATGATTCATTATAAAAAAATTAGGATGAGTCGCAGACAAGTCTCAATTTTTTTTATGATTCATTATAAAAAAATTAGGATGAATCGCAGACAAGTCTCAATTTTTTTATGATTCAATAAAAATTGATTATATTACGTATTTAACCAAATCCAAATTATATTATATATGCAACAAACTGGTACCCTATACATAAATTTTAGTCCAGTCAATCCTTTCGAAATATTCTTGAAATCAAAAGTACTAGTTGACGACGTATATGATGAAAATACATTGCCGATTGAAACTTTATACCGTATAATATACAATACCGTCGATCCACCTAGTTTTAAAATGGCTGTATTTAAAAAAATTAATGATCTAATTAATGATTTTTTAAATAAATATAATAATAAACCCGAATCAATGAGATTATTCAAAAATGATAGTTCAGTAATATATATCTTCCAAACCATCGCTATTAAAATATTTAATCTTAATTTTTTCAGATACATAAAACACGATGAATTGTATTCAATACTCTTAAATAATAAATGTGATAATCTCGAAAAAATTATCGAAGCATTCCCAATTAATGATTTTGGTATTTATGTAGCTATTTCAAAAGTCGAAGATACCAACAATTATAAAAACTATATCGGTAATAATCTATTTAGTCTAACTTTTGATATTAATAATGCTTTGAATTATTTGAAAGAACATAATTGGACCCATGGCGATGTCAGCATTGATAATATTGGTTTTGATGAAGAAACTAATAACTATGTATTGTTCGATTTTGGATTCTCTAAATATTTTGAAAATTTAGATGACCTTGAAAAAGCGGTAATTCATGATATGAATAAATTTAAGAATTCTATAAAGTTTAATATTGAGTATAAGTATGAGCAATTATCTCAACCTATTTAACCGATTTAACCAGTTTACTATTTAAGTGGTAAATCATATCGTAGTAAATCTACAGTAGTAAATCTAATAGTAGTAAATCAAATAGAAGACAACATATGTTTAATCACTAAAAGGGGTAAACAGTTAAAAAGGGTAAACAGTTAAATAGGTAAACAGTTAATTAGGTTAAAATTTATCCCGATACTTCTCCAATAACGGAAACTCAATAATCAATTCATCCAAATTTTCCTCCAAAAATTTAGCATACTCACTCTTATCCATTCGTTCTTTTATTTTTTTAACCAAATTCAAATATTTATCTAATTCATTTACTGTAATTGAAGCAAATTTCTCAAATACATACCCAATTAATTCCAAATAATTTATTTTTCCTCCAACATGTTTTTTTAATGAATCCAAATTTGAATCAGTCAAGAATTTCTTATATTCTTCCATCACATTAATAGTCTCTTTTTTAGGCTCTACTTTCTTATTCAAATCTTGAATTAGAAATTTATAACGCATTGGTAAATCAGGATTCTCTAATTGTTTCCTTAGAAATATTTCAACATCCTCGTAGTTATGTATACTATTGATATTACATAAATATTCGATTACATCTATAACGCCACTTGAATATTTTTCCATTAAAGAATCAACAACTGAATTCATTACACTATCTGATAATATATTCAATTTATGTAAATTAATAATTGTATTAATCATAGCATTAAATCTGATTTTGATATTATAATATTTATCTTCATCTGTACTCAATAATTCAGCCAATGAATTTAATGATTCCAGTACTCGAGTATATTCTAAATTTAGTTTTTCAACAAAATATATTCTAAAATTTACAAATTCTTGTACATTATTTGGTTCATCTTTAAAATACCATAAACCAGAATCAACAATCTGTTTTATGATTGAACAATAAAGTTTGTTATTCTCCACGTCAATCAAAATTTTATTAAAGATATCAAGAGATAATTTATCTATTTGTGAATAATGTGATATCTGACTATTGAGTATTTTTTCTAAAACATTTGAAAATGTTTCATTTGTAATATTATTTAGTAAACTTAATAATTTAGTATTAATATTACTATTTATTTTCTTCCATTTATTACTATTCAGTTGATTATAATTAATCTTTTTACGATTTTCAATATACTGAGTTGATTGTAAAAATGAATTATTTATAGTATCAAATATATTAGATAAATCCTCTGTAAGAATATTGACACTTTTATATTTTAATATTTCGTCTACAGAATATAAGATTATTTTACTCATATTGAATATAATATTATTTTTCTATATTCTTTTTATATTCTATATATATATGTTCGCAAGTTTTTTATCTCTATTTGGAGACACTGAAAAATATAATAGTACATCTGGGCCTTTTATTGGTATTGTAATAATGTTGATTGGTTTAATAATTACACTAACTCTATATTCAATGTATATAGTCGATGATTCTTACAATAAATATCCAAAACGTAAAGAAGAACATTTAAAAACTATAATTGTAGGTGGTTTTGCTATATCACTATTGTTAGCATATTTTATTGGTTCATCAATAAATCGCTATCACTTTTGCCAAACAAATCAAGATATCTGTGTACTAGATTATTCTTTCTCCCCATTTGCCTAATCACCATATTTCTATTATATCTTTTTTGTCTGGATTTAATTCTTTTAAATTATTTAGAGCATTATTTACTCTAAATTCTGATGGTGAATGTGGATCATTTAATAATCTATTTTTACGTTCTTCTTTTCTAATCTTAGATCTCCATATCATTGCCCACCCCTTTACAAAATATTTTAATAAATTATCTTCTAATTCTTTACCATTATTTTTTAAAAATAATATTAATGCTGTTAATGCAATCCGAACACCGCCAATATCAGCTATGTTTTCACCCATTGTTAAGGAAGGATTAATACCTTGTTCTTCATATAATTCACCAAGTTTTTCGGTTAATTTATTATATTCTTCTTCTGATTTTTTATCCCACCAATTATTTAAATTACCATCTTTATCAAACTTTCTACCTTGATCATCAAATCCATGAATAATTTCATGACCAATTACACTACCAATTGCCCCAAAATTGTATGCTATTTTTCCCCAATTTATTTTCGAATGATCTGTCTTTAAACTTTCATTATAATAATAAGGTTCTCTTAATATACCATAAGGTAATATTAATTTATTATAATCAGATACATAATAAGCATTAATATTGTAAATGTTTCCTCCAAATGTATCTTTTTTGTCATTTAATTCTTTCATTTTATTTTCAAATAAAAATTTTGTAATAATCATAATATTTTCAAAATATATATTTGTTAGATCTGGCAAACCATTATAATCAATTAAAGTAGAATCATATACATCTTCTTCCATATTATTTAATTTTGCTAAAGCAGCTTTTTTAGTAATATTATCCATCCATGTATTATTCTTTAGACGTTCCCGAAATGAATCTTTAGCGTATGCTATATATTGTTTAATATTTGGTTTAGTAGTTGGATCAATATTTATAAAATATTCTTTACTAATAAGATGTCCTAAAAATCGATTATTTAAATTATAAATTTTTTTCTTTGATTTTGGCTGTTTTTTAACTCCTTTTAATTTTTTTATTAATTCAAATAGAGTATCATATAAGGAACCAAGTAAAATAGAACTAGATGATATTAATAAACACCATATTAAATAGTATTTAAAATTTGGTTCTATTAAACTTCTATCAAGTAAATTATAATATTTATTTGGCATCTTACAATCAATGTATATTTCGGTTTGTTTTTCAACTAATGAATTAATTAATTTAGTAAAATCAAAATTTTTAAATTTGATATCATCCAATTTATATTTATTGAATATTTCAGAAATATTACGTTTTTCACTATTAGAAAGTTTATTTTTATTTAAATCAATTTCATATTGAATAATATCATCAATTTGCTCTTCTTTAATATCATAATCTAATATATTGAAGACTTTTTTAATTGTATCCTTATAAAGTTTTAAAAAAGTAGTATCTTTTAACATATCCATATTTCCAATATTATTTATACCTTGTACTATATGTAAATATTGTTTTTTATTATTTAAAAATAAATCAATACTAAAAAAACCACTAATTTGATTTCTTAAGCAAAATGCTAAAATTTCTTCATTCGATTGATCAAATATTTTAAAGAGATTTTTCTTTATGTAGTCTAAATTTGAACTATCATTAAATTCTTTAATTGATTTATTAAATTTTTTTAATATATTTATTTCTTTTTCATTTAAATATTTGTATGATGATTTATCTATTATTTCATATACTTGTTTCATATCTTTTGGTAATTTTAAAGCAGATATATTAACAAGAGGTGAATCTGAATATTCATCTGAATTTAAATCTATTTTATTCAAAAATTCACTATTTATTTCTTCATAAAAATTTTTCATATATATTAACAAGATAAATTAATTGTCTTAATTGGTCCTAATATACCCTTAGTAATTACTCTGTAATGTAAATGTTGAGGTAATATCTTATTATACATTACAAAGTATTTCTTTGGACATTTTACATACAATTTTGCTTTCCCTTCTTTATCTACTATACTTATTCCACTGTTATCATAGTCATTATATGCTTCATTTGGCGTTGTTGTATCTGGAGTGTCTTCATTTGATTTTTTATCAGCAGCCCAATACAATACTTTTTCTCCTCCTTTTGCATCAATCACCAATTCTAATTCAAAATCTTTTTGTTTTGATTCATTTAGAAATCGACTAATTGGAGCAATTGAAATATCTAAAAATGGTAAATATGTTTTTCTTTGTAATAAAATATATACAGCAGATAAACTAATAACAGCAAATATTATTTTTTTAACTAAATCTGGATTGTGTGAATTTGATGAAACTAATTCAAAAAAATCGTATTGGGGATTAATCGCTATTAATCCCCAATTTAGAGCTCCAATAATTACTATAACTTTTAAAACTATGTAGACCCAGGCATAGAGTTCAAAATCTTCAAACATTTTTTTATATTATATTAGAATAAAATATAAAAATTATCTAAACTCTCAAATTTTAAAGTTTAAAATTTTAAAGTTTGTATACTACCAACCAACGGCCAACCAACCACGGCCAACCAACCAACCACCAACCAACCGCCAACCAACGGCAAACCAATCACCACTAACCAACCACGGCCTTACATTTTATTCAATTCATTCACAATAATTCCACTAATAGTATCAGTTAAATCATAATTTGTATTATCAATTGTTTTATTAGATTGATCATTTCTTACATTATTTTTTTTTCTATTTAATTCTTCTGCCAATTTATGCATCTGTTGAATATCATTCTTTGGTCGCTTATCTAAACGTTTATTCTTATCTGTCTTCATTTTTAACATCATTTTTTTAATATTAGTTAAAAACTTTTTATTCATATTCTTATTATTATATATTTTTGATTTATCACTCGAATCATCAAATGATATCTCAGTTTCGTCACATGATTTAGATGATTTTTTTGATTCAGTATCTATATTATAATCTATCTCAGAATCATCTGATTCATCAAATTTTTCATTTCTTGATTTTTTATTCATTCTACTTTTACTTCGAAATATTTTACCATTTGGCATAACCATTTTAACTAAATCACTATTCATTATAAATATGCAAATTATTGTAATAATAATTCCAACTACTATATAATTATTCATATTTATAATTTATAATATTTTTATAAAATCTATACACACTTATAAATTAAATGAAATCAAATTCTATATCATCATTTGTCTTATTAGTATCATTTACATTTGTAGCATTGGGCATATTAATAACATTTTGATACATATTAACTAGTCCATTTTTATCTGCTTCTTCTTCATCATTATTTCCTCTATCGAATTCATATCCTAAGTCTTTTTCTACTTTTGAATTATCAGTAGCAGAAAAATTAGCATTTATTTTATCGTATACCACTTTGTCAATTAAATTATTATTAAGATAAGCAAGTAAATGACCACTTCCTAAAAATTCTTCTACCACTCCAATACAATTATTATCTAGTCGAATACCATTAATTAATGATACCAATGCGACTCTAGAAGCAGCGTGATCAAAATTAGATTTGCCTCTTCGACCTCTTTGATGTAAAACTTTTAATTCAGTTTTAAAATTATCAACTGCACCGGCATAATGTAATAATTTTGCTGAAAAACAATTACCCAAGTTTTTCTCCACTAAAACAATAATGTTTTCTGTTTTAAAATTAAGATTTAAATTAACATGCATTACCTCATTATCAGTTTCTTTTTTACGAGCTAATTTCTTATGAGAAGATCCTCCCTTTGTATTTTTCACCATTTTATAGATAGTTTATATATTTATATTTATATTAGATTATTGAGAAATCAATTTTATTTAAAAACATGAATGAAATGAATGTTTTAAATAAAATTGGTGTGAGCGTAGCGAGAGCTCAATTTTATTTAAAAACATGAATGTAAATAAAATAATTACTAAGCATCACTACTCAATACTCTAAAAGTTAAACTAATTCTTCCATTCAAAACAACTGCTTTATTAGTTATTGGTATTAGCGAATGATCAAAAAATTCCTGACAGTCATTAAACATATAAAAAACATCTCCATTTTCTAATTCATATGTATACTTAAGTTCCTTGTCTTTTCTTAATCTAACTTGAAATATTCTTGTTTCACCAAAAGATACTGTAATAATATTTGAACTTTTTGTTACTCCCACATCATCTTTATGAAATCGCATATAATCATCCTGATTTACATAATAATTAATTAAACATGAATCAAATTTAAGATTGAATATACTTTCAATCGTATCTTTTACATATTGAACTGTCTTTGTAAACGGTTTTGGATCCATTTTTTTTCCACTGTATTCAATAATTGTATCATACATACTCTGAAGACTGGTTAATCGTCTTTCTCTGACCTTCGTTTCGACACCACTATTAAAAACTGTAAAATAATCTTGAATCCAAGTAATTTCATCTCTTAGAATTGGAAAGAATTCCTCTCGAAACACTTTTTTAATGTGACTAAATGGTTTAATTAATGGAACAACCTCTACGATGTACCGTTCCAATACACATGAGACTTCATAGTGATTCGTAAATGGATACATATCATACATGTCCTTATCAATAATTTTATAGTTACTCATCAATTTTATATCTCGCATCATAGTTTCTTGATTACATGATATGTATATTACATAATTACAACCACTGTTATTTATTAATTTTGGCATATCACCGTGAAGTCCACTGCGTGGTGGATCAATTATAATAAATTTATTAAGTGGTTTATAAATATCTAATTGAGTATGAAAAACATTTTCTATTTTATCACAAATAAATTCACAATTATGAATATTATTTAATTTTACATTTAATTTGGCATCTTCAATAGATGATTCACATATATCTATTCCAATAACTTTCTTACATAATGATGAACAATAAATACCAATAGTACCAGTTCCACAACACAAATCAAATAATATATCGCTGTCTGATGAATATTTCATCATTAAATATTTAATTCGAGAATACATGATATTAGTCATATAAGTATTCGTTTGAAAAAAAGATGAATCACTTATTCTAAAAATGAATGATTCTGAAGAATTAAGATCTAATAATTTTTCGTGAATATATGGTTTTCCAAAGAAGATTTTGACGTCATTAATAATATAAAATGAACTAATTAGAGACTTAAAAGTAAGGAAGGCATTCTTATATATTTCAATTAAATCATTAACTATTTCACGATTACTTACACGATCTAATAATATTATAACCATTGTTTCATCAATATTAAAGGATGTACGAAAATTAATATTACCAAACAAATTAATAAATGTGGATTCCAATATTTTTTTATCATAAGGAAAATGAGATAGTTTTTCATTTAGATATGTTTCAAATAATTCAATTAAGATGTTCATTTTCTTACTGAGATGTAATTGATCTCTGGCAGATTGAATAATGGATGGTTTTACTTTAGGATTATTATAACCTATAACAATTCTTGAATAATCTTCATTGTAACCAATCGTAAATCTTAGTTTGTTTCTATATTGGGTCGGAATTGAATGATGCTTCTCTACAGTAGCATCTCCAAAGGTCTTTATTGCTAATTCAAATTTTGAATTAAACTGATCTTCATATGATAGTTTTGCGGATGGAAGACAATAATCAATTGCTGATAGCATTTTGTATATTATATGTGTTATTTAGTGGTAATAAATTAAGAAATCAATTTTTAATTGATGTGAGCGGATCTTACTTTTTAATCTTAACTTGCCACACTTTATTATCTAAAGGACAAACTTTCTTAGTTTTTAACCATCCATTCAAACAATGCTCGTGATAGGCATGTCCACACTCACCAATAATACTATTACAAGAAGTACTACCAGTAGCAGTACAATCTATACAATTATTATTATTATCATCTTTACAAATTCCGCAATTTTCGTTATAACAGTTAATTTTAGAACTAGAGACCATATTTAATGAAAGTAATTTAAAAGACGACATTCTTTATAGATATATAATGTATAATGAGGTTATTAATAGGATGATGATATATCAATTTTTTATTCGTTACTCTCATAAAAATAAAATTGAGCTCTCGCTTTGCTCACACTAATTTTTTAAACTATTCGCTAACACTCATATTTTAAAAAATTGATTTCCCAAACCAATATAAATAATTACCCATATATAATATAAATGAATCGTGAAATACCATTAATTGAAAAATATCGACCTTCCAAATTAGAGGATATAAAAAACCAAGATGATATTAAAAATATATTCATTGATATGGTAAAACATCGAAATATTCCACATATGGTACTTTATGGTAATGCTGGTACTGGCAAAACATCAACAGCAATTGCTATGTGTAAACAATTATATAAGGATACTTATAATGACAATGTACTTGAATTAAATGCATCAGATGAGCGAGGTATTCGGGTAGTACGAGAAAAAATAAAGACATTTTCTCAACAAGCAGTTAATACTGAATTTAAGACAATAATATTGGATGAGTCTGATGCTATGACCAACGATTCACAATTTGCTTTGCGACGTATTATTGAAAAATATTCATCTAATACGAGATTTATTCTAATATGTAATTACATAAATAAATTAATTACACCATTGTTATCAAGATGTGCTGTTTTTAAATTTAAAATGATGAAAATTTCAGAAATTGAAGCTATATTAAAAAACATTTTAAAAAAAGAAAATATTGTAATTGATGAAAAGAATATTTCTCTTATTATAAAAGATGATTTAAGAAAATCAATTAATAATTTACAAAAATTAATATTTTTAAATAGGAATAATAAGAAGGATAACAAAATATATCTTGAATATTTTGATAACAATGTTAATATTAATATAGATGAAATAATATATAATGAAAAATTAGATACTATTGAATACACAAATCATCTTATTAATGAAGGTTATTCTTTTGATGAATTATATTTTAGTTTGAAAAAAGAGTTACTTACTAGTGAAGATATTAGTGATAAGGATAAAGCAAAAATATTTATGGAAATGTGTAGGAGTTATGATAAAATTATTAATGGTTCATCGGAATTAATTAATATTAATCATATGTTGAATACTATTAAGGGAGAGTAAATATAAACATTAATTATTAATTATTATATACATATGAATCCATATATAATAAGTATTGATCGAACAAAACCAATCGGGAAGATTGTTGGGGATTATGGCGATTATCAATGGAATAAAGGATTTATGATTGGACATATATCAGGCTTTTGTTTGGGTGGTATAATAGTTTGGATTATACTAACTAAAAAATAGATCTTAAAATGGTTTACAATCTTAAAATGGTTTACAAACTTTAAATAGTTTACAATCTTAAAATGGTTTACAAACTTAAAATAGTTTATAATCTTTTACCACCCACCCTCCACTTCCGTAATCGTTTCTGAATATTATATTTATTAACATCCGAATATTTACTAAGATGTACCTTTGAATGATCATCGCCTATTAATTCATTCATTAACTCTGACAATTTCATCTTTTCAATATGATCATCTGAAACTGTAAAATAAATATTAATTAATTTATAACCAATACTTGATGGAAATTCATTCATAATTATTACACATCTAGCACATGGTTTAGAATTTCCAATGGTACCCTTAAGTGTAGTCTTTAATACAAATAAACTGATTGGTATTAATTTCTTTCCTTCATTGGTTGGTAGTTTTTTTAGGGCATTAATTTCCGCGTGTTCTGGAATATTATTTCTAATTGTATTTTCACCGTATCTGAGGATATTTAATTCAGAACCATCTTCGGTTCCAACAGCGGCTTTATGTAAATGCATTTTTGTAATACAAGTACATGCGAGTCGCCTAAGATCTTTCATTTCATCTTTGTGACTTGTTAAACTTCTATACATCCTAGCAGTAAATGGGGATGTAGATCTTGATGATATACCTGGTAGAAGAGGCTTTCGCCTAATAATATCATCATCAATTGTTGTAGTCATTTTTATATATGAATTTATATATATTTATAATAGGATATATTTATATCAATTTTTATTTAAACTATTATGTAGTTTAAATAAAAATTGGGGCGAACGTAGTGAGAAAACAATTTTTTTAATTATTTGAAGCGAAGTGAAAAATAATTAAAAAATTGGGGCGAGCCAGAGGCGAGAAAACAATTTTTATTGGGGCGAACGTAGTGAGAAAACAATAAAAATTAG